GATACATTATATAGTGCAAATGTTAACCCATTAGCTACATTCCCTGGAGAAGGTGTTGTAGTATTTGGTCAAAAGACATTACAACGTAGAGCTACATCATTGGATAGAGTAAACGTTCGTCGTTTATTAATTTCATTGAAAGATTATATTGGTCAAGTATCTCGTAATTTAGTATTTGAACAAAATACAAATGTAACTCGTAATAGATTCTTATCACAAGTTAACCCTTACATGGAATCAATAGTACAAAGACAAGGTTTATATGCATATAAAGTTGTAATGGATGATACAAATAATACAGCCGATGTAATTGATAGAAATCAATTAGTAGGTCAAATATATGTTCAACCAACTAAAACTGCTGAATTTATCATATTAAACTTCAATATATTACCAACAGGCGCTACATTCCCTGCATAGGGGAATGTGGTTCCAATATTTATTAATAGCAATTAAATTTAACATAAAATGGCAGTATTAGATGCAAATGAAATAATGTTTACCGCTTTTGAACCAAAAGTTCAGAATCGTTTCATTATGTATATAGATGGTATCCCAGCATACTTAATCAAGAGTGCAACAGCACCTGGATTCGAAGCTGGTGAGATCATATTAGATCATATCAACGTTTACCGTAAAGTAAAAGGTAAAGTTCGTTGGAATGACATGACTTTAAACTTATATGATCCCGTAACACCATCTGGTGCTCAATCTGTAATGGAATGGGCTCGTTTGGCTCACGAATCAGTAACTGGCCGTGATGGTTATTCTGATTTTTACAAAAAAGACTTAACATTAGATATTTTAGGTCCAGTAGGTGATGTAGTAGGTGAGTGGATAGTTAAAGGTGCTTATGTAAAAACAGCTACATTCGGTGAATACGATTGGGCTAATGAAGCAGCAATTAACTTAACATGCACAGTTGCTATGGATTACTGCGTATTGAATTTCTAAGATATACAATATTATATTATAAAGAGCGTTAGCCTATTTGGTTAACGCTTTTTTTTTGCATATATTTATATATACAACAAATAAAAACGTTATATGGCTGAATTTAAAATTCCAACCGAACAAGTTACATTACCATCAAAAGGCTTATTGTATCCTAAAGAATCACCACTTGCTAAAGGTGAAATCGAAATGAAATATATGACCGCACGTGAAGAAGATATTCTTACTAATAGAAACTATCTTAATAACGGAACATGGTTAGATAAATTACTTAAATCACTTATAATAACTCCTATTGATTATAATGAATTATTGATTTGTGATAAAGATGCAATATTAATAGCTGCTCGCACTTTAGGATATGGTAAAGATTATACTGTATTATATAATGGAAAAGAACAAATAATTGATTTATCAAAATTAGAAGACAAAATATTTGATATTAGTTTATTTGAAAATGGCGTTAATGATTTTGAATTTACATTACCTAAAACAGGTAATACAGTTACCTTTAAATTATTAACACATGGCGACGAACAAAAAATTGAACAAGAAATTAAAGGTTTACAAAAAATAAACCCAGAAGTATCTCCATCATTAACAACACGTATGAAATATATGATTACATCAGTTAATGGTAATCGTGAAGTTAAATCAATACGTGATTTTGTTGATAATGCTTTATTAGCACCGGATGCTAGAGCATTACGCAATTACTATAATAAAATATCTCCAAATATTGATTTAAAGTTTATTCCAAACGATGAAGACTACGTTGGGGAGGGCGTAGGCTTTGAAATAGGAGTTGACTTTTTTTGGCCTAACACAGGATTATAGATTATCTTTATTTAAACAAATCCATGAAATAGTATTTAATGGTCAGGGTGGTTATACTTGGGATATAGTATATAATATGCCTATTTGGTTACGTAGATTCACATTTGAAACGCTAAGAGAATACTACGAAAAAATTAATAAAGATAAAGAAACACTTGAAGATAGCGTTAAAAATAAAAAACAACCCGGAGTAACGCGTCCCGACATTGCTCCAAAACCAACATATACAACGAAAGCGCCTACCAAAAAATAGGCGCTTTTAATATTTATATGATGTAATAACACATTATGGCCGATCAATTATCACCAAAGGATTTAGCAGAATTAAAACAACTGTATAAAGATTTACAAGGTATACAAATACCTGATATGGATGCTTTTGTTAGAAGTATAGGTGGCATAGAGGCTGCTCGTAAGAATTTAGAGCAAATGCGTAAGGAATTTCAAAATATAAATTCCGATATCACATATTTAGTTGGTCATTTAAAAGATGCAACTAGAGAAGTTAGTAACCAAACTAACGCTATTAAAGATACTAGAAAAGCTTACAACTCATTATCTAGTATAGCCAGCAAATTAAAATATGATCAAGACGGAATTTCTAGATTAAATAAAAAAGATTTAGAAAGCATATCTAAAAAAGTAGTACAGGAAAGACAAAATTTAGAAGCTGCTAGAGCAACAAATATAGAACGTGCTAAATTCTTAAAAAATGAATTAAGAAATAATAGAACGTTAGATGATGAAACTAAAGCAAGATATTTATCTGAGAAAAAATTAATTGAAAAAGCAATATCTGAATCAGATAGTTTCTTAAAAGATACAACTAATGGTTATTCTCTTTTAGAAGGTGCTATTAATAAAAGAATAGAAAAAGAAAATTTAGCTAATAAGGCATTAGGTGTATCCGGTGCCTTAGTTAAGGGTTTATCTAGTGCTATGGATAAATTAGGCTTAGGAGGTCTAATTAATCTTGAGAATGTAAAAGAGAAAATGCAAGAGGTAGCAGATACTGCTGCTGGTAAAGGAAAAATTACATTTGGAGATCAATTAAAAGTATTAGGAACAGGTATAAGTGAAAGCTTTAAAGGAATAGGAGAATCTTTAAAAGATCCTGCTACTATAATGACTTTCTTAGTTACTCAAGCAAATAAAGCAGACCAACAAACAACTAAGTTAGCTAAATCGATGATGCAAACTAAGTTTGAGGCAATGCAAACTAGAGAGCAATTTGTAGGAATGGCTAACGCCTCAGGAGATGCTTTTATTAATACAGATAAATTATTAGAAGCAAATGCTGAATTAGGTAAACAAATGGGATTCAATAAAGTGTTCTCTCAGGACATGAATCAAACGTTTGTTGATTTAACTAAAAAAATAGGATTAAGTGAAGAGGCAGCTGGTGGATTAGCTAGAATAAGTACAGCAACCGGTAGAACATTAAAAGCAACTGAACGAACAATAGCTGAAACTACATCTCGCATTAGTGCTCAAAATGGTATTCAGTTAGATGGTAAAGATATATTAGAGGAATCAGGTAAAATATCGGGTCAATTATTAGCTAATTTTAAGGGTAATCCTGCAGCAATAGCTGAAGCAGTAGCTCAAACTAAAGTATTAGGTACTACTCTTGAACAAACTAAAAATCAAGCTAGTAAATTATTAGATTTTGAATCATCAATAGGCAGTCAATTAAAAGCAGAATTATTAACGGGTCAACAATTAAATTTAGAAAGAGCTAGAGCATATGCTTTACAAGGTAATCAAGTAGGTGTAGCTAAAGAATTAACAGCTCAAGGTATGAATTTTAACAAATTCAGTCGCTTGAATGTTATTCAACAAAATGCCTTTGCTGAAGCTCTAGGGTTATCATCAGATCAATTAACAGATCAGTTATTAAAACAAGAGGCTATTGGTAAATCACGTTCTGAAATTGTAGCATTAGCAGGTGAAGAAGCAGCTAAACGTTTAGAATCATTAACAGCACAAGATAAATTCAATTCAGCTGTTGAAAAATTACAAGACTTATTAGGTAACATAGTAGGAGGACCATTAGGAGCCATAATAAACATACTTTCAGATGCTGTTAGCTTAGTAGGTAAATTAATATCAGGAATACAATCAATATTAGGTAATACTTTAATGAAAGGTGTTTTAGGAGCCGCTGTAGGATTTGCTGTAGGAGGTATACCAGGGTTAGTAGTAGGAGGCGTTGCTGGATTAGCAAGCGGAGTTATGAGTAATGCTGATGATATGACGGGTTATGGTGCTCGTACATTACTAACGCCAACAGGCGCGGTAGCATTAAATAATAATGATACAGTAATAGCTGGTACTAACTTATTTAAAGGTAATGACGTTACATCATATCCAGAAGGCGCACTTAATTTAGGTGGCAATAATTCTAGAATAGAAAATTTACTAGAAAAGCTTATTGGTGTATCATCAAATCAACAACTTAGCGTTGATTTAGACGGCCGCGCAGTAGGTCGAGGAACAGTAATGGCAACTTATAGATCAGCATAATAATTAAATATTTATATTAAATAACAATAACAATGAAAATTTCAACAATTTTAGGTTTAGGCGGTAACAAACCAACACAATTCGGTGTTGATCCTACCCCACCAAATTCATTACATCTTAACTACTCAACAAACGGTACTCCAGAAATTAAATGGAGAACAATTGGTGGTGCAGGAATGAAACCACAACCATCACGTTTAGACATTAACGATAGTAAAGACAAATACAGTCCTAAGAACAAATACGGTAAATAATGGCCTTAATTGACTTAAAAACTGACTTAAAGTCACTTAAGTATGGCCACGATACACCTGGCGGGGGTAATAGTGGGCAACCCTATATCCAAACTGCTATACCTGAAAGCCGTACAACTCCCTTTACTAGCGGTTTAATAAAATCATCTCTTACTGATACAAAACGCATTTTTAAATTTTTAAAAGATGCGCCTCAAGGTCCTTTGTTTATTGTTAAACAAGTAGGATTGCAATTATCTAACCCAAGATTAGAAGTTAAAAAAATCAATACTATTGGAGGATTTTTTAATAGTTTAATTTCAGGCGATTTAGGCTCTCTTACAGGAGGTTTATTACAACCAACTCGTTTATATAATTTAGGCATTAATACATTAGCACAAATTCCAGTCAGTGGATTTGGTGGCCATCTTAATAGACATGGTTTGTTTCCTATACAAGATGATAATACAAAATATTTAGCTGTAGCTCAAGCTAATAATGAAGACAGTAAAACTAATAGATTAGTAGGATACAAAACTAAATTTAAATTAGGTGATGGTAAGTCTGAAAATATTAAAAATGAACCATTATCTAAATTATTAGGTTTTATATCTAAGTTTTTACCCATAAAGTTTGCTCCAAAAAATCTAACAATAGATAATTATCTTGGAGGTCCTGGATCTTCTTTTGGTATAGGAACTACGTTAATTAGAAGATACGACAATACTGAAACAAGAGATGGTAATAAACAAGTACCGCAAGAAAGAGGTAAAATAAATTATAATGGATTATTAGGAGTATCAAATCAATATTTTACTTCTACAGCAATAGATAATCCTTTAGCTGGATTTAATGAAGCTTTAGGATATGAAGAATTTTCTTCTACTACTTCAAAACCTGAAGTTGAAATATTCCCCATTCAAAACCAAACAGCAGTATCTTATACTCAAAATATTCCTGCTGGTGCTAATGGTACAAATAATTCTCCTACTTTAAGAAAATATGAAAAACTAAGAGAAACAGTTGATAAACAATCCTCTATATCTCAAGCTTATTATAATGGCTCTATTAGTGGGTCTGTTGTAACTGGATCTTTTACTAGTGTTGATATAACTAAAAAAGGACTTAATAGAAGTGCAACAGATTGGAAATATCTTGGTGGTAAAAACAAAATGGACGATGCTTTTGCTAGAGAAGATTATAAATTATTAACCGTTGTATTCTCAGCCATTGATTCTAAATCTATTACTGATAAATTTGAAAGATGGGCGTTTTCAGCTTACATGAAAGGATTTAAAGATACATTTAATGGTACCTGGAATGATGTTAATTATGTAGGCCGCTCAGAAACTTTTTATATATATAATAAATTTAAACGTGAAGTATCATTTAATTTAGATATACCTTGTTTTAATCATAATGAATTACTTTCTAAACATAGAGCTTTAGGACAACTAGCTTCTACAACAGCGGGTAGTTATAATGATAATGTTATGAGTGGTGTATTTTTAAAAGTAAATATTGGTAATTATCTACCAGGTGAATATGCTATTTTAAATTCTTTAAGTTATGATATACCTGATGATTCGTCTTGGGATTTAGATGAAAAATTAGCAATGTATATTAAAGCATCGTTTAGTCTTACTATTGTACCTAATAAACGACGTCCTGAATACAGCCCATCTACTTCTGCAAATACAACAACAGGATTTTTTGGTCATTTGGATAAACCAGTAAAGGGCTTCTTAATTGATGAAAAAATCATCGACAAATTCAATAATAAGTAATGAATCGCTACGATAATACAACAATATTAAAAACACAACAAGATAGACCCTATATTAAAGGTAAATACTACCCTAATATACCGCTATCAGAAAGTGATGTATATGTTATTACTACAGTTGGAGACAGACTTGATTCCCTAGCAAATTCTTATTATAATGATAATACCTTATGGTGGGTGATAGCTATGGCTAATAATAACGTTACTAAAGGTGCATTATATCCAGAACCTGGTACTCAATTAAGAATACCAACTGATATAAATAAAGTTTTAGATTTATATAATCAATTTAATAAAGCTAGATAATGTTATGTCTATATTTACAGAAACCTTCCCAGAATTCGTACAAAAGGAATTAGGTGATCGCCAAGATCGCCTTAATAATCCTGATAGACGTTTTGAATTGGTAAATTACCAATCAACAAGAAACTCATTTGTGAGAATGACGTCTGGTGTTAATATAGAAAAAAATGGAGTTAGTGATGATGGTGCTTTAGCTAAAAGATATGTTTTACAAGGCGGAAATCTAAATAATAAAAATTATAAGAAAGGTATAGGAACTTCATTTGATGATAATGCTTATAGTAGCAACAGTGCAAATGCTGGTCCTTATGCTCGTGGTATTAGACCTATGCCTGGCATTACTAGCATAACGGCTGAATGTAAAACAGCTTATGGTTCATTAATAGAAGCAACAGTTAAATTTACATGCTGGGATATCAAGCAATTAGAAGATCTTGAATTATTATTCATGCGTCCTGGTTATACAGTGTTGTTAGAATGGGGTTGGTCATATAGTGGTCAACAACCACAATTCTATGATATATTAGAACAAAAAAATATTGATTTTCAACAAGCCTATAAAGATATATTTCAAAAATGTGCTGACAATAAAGGCAATTATGAAGCTATATTAGGTTATGTTAAGAATTACCAATGGTCAGCTCGACCAGATGGAGGATACGATTGTACTACTTACATTATATCGTTAGGTGAGGTATTAGAATCATTAAAAATAAATTATGCTCCTTTTAATATTAATTTAGAAGAAACAGACAATATTGGTATATTAAAAACTTTTAGATATAGTAAGTCAACACCAGCTACCCCACTTACACATCCTAATAATGATGAAACAAAAGAAAAAATAAAAGATCAATATTCAAAAGGCATATTAAATGGTTTGTTGTATGAAATTCAAAAATTCTTGTCATATGCAAATGTTAATTCTCCTTTTAAAGATGCCGATATAATAAATGGCGAATACCCTCAACTATATATTCCATTCACTTCAGGATCATATGAACCTATTTCAGTATTTAAAAAAGCATGGAAGTTTTTCCAAACACCAGATACATCTAAACAAAAATCAACAGAAGATAAATTTAGTTATTATATTACGTTAGAAAGTTTATGTGATTTAGTTAATGATCGTGTTATACCTAGAGCAGATAAGAAAATTTTAACTAAAATAACTACAACTAATAGAAACTATCAATTACCACCAAATAGTATTGCACAACCTTTAGAATGTATTGCTCATCCACTTCAAATATCAATAGATCCTACAAAATGCTTAATTAGACCTGATATATGGGCATCAGGAAATATTCCGGTAACTATTGATGATACTGCAGCAAATCCAGGTTCCGTTACTCCCCCTTCCAGTAAATTATTAAATGAATATAAAAGTACTCTTCAAAATAAAAAAGGCCTTCATTATTACTTTTTAAAAATACTTGATAGTAAGATTAATAATAATACAACTGCAAACGCTGATATTAGTGGCCATTATAATAATACAACCGTAAAAGATTTTTCAAATATTTTTAAAGATATACGTAATGAAATAATTTGGTCTATATCACAAATAGTTAACAATGCATATGTTTCATTTGATGGTAGTATTATTTATTTTGATAAATGTGGAACAACTAAAGATAATTTAGGTTTTAATATTATAAAATTTTTAAAAGCGGAAAGTAGTGAAGATACTTATAATACCTTTTTAAGTATTATAGAAACTAATGAAAATCAATATCAAGAAAATTTAAAAAGTAATATAGAAAGATCAAAGGATAATGAAGTAGTAATGCGTAATGTTGAATTTTCAAACACATTAAGAAAACTTTTCTTACCTACTCCATTAATTCCTTTTTCTACAACTTCTACTAAAACTTGGACAAATTCAAATCAACCTAATAAAGATACTATAATAAATGCAATTGAAAAAGAATTATCATTTAAACGTTTAGACTACAATAATAATATTTGGGGTAAAACATTAATAGATAATTTTAATAAAAATGTAACAATAGCTACACTTACTAATGCAAAAGAAAGCTTAAAACCTTTAAAAAGTTTAAAGCCATATTTTACAAATGATTCATACACTAAAGGAAATATATCAAATATCTACTTAAATATTGGTTACTTACACCAAATATTAACAGACCCAACTATTCAATCTAAAGATCCATCAGGTAAAAATACTATTAATCTTGTTGATTTTTTTAAACAAATTTGTCAAGCAATACAAGAAAGCACTGGTAATATAAATAATTTTAGTGTTCACATTGATGGTAGAGATAGTATAGGTCGTATTGTTGATTTAAATATAACAGCGGATACAAATAAAATAAATTTAGCTCAAATAGAGTTGCATAATACAAAATCTTCAGCTAGATCTTATAAATTAGAATCAAAAATATTTCCTGAACAAGGAGCTATAATTGCTATTAGTGCTCAAGCATACCAATTATCAGGACAATTAGGATATACTAATAGTACCTTAACAGCATATAACCAGGGTATTACAGATAGATTAAAACCTAGAGTATTAGTAGAAAATTCTGAAGATGGAAATGATTCAAATAAACTATATAATACATTAGCATATAATTTTATACAAATAAATAAGTATTTTGAAGTATTAAAATCTACACCTCCCACTGCCCAAACATCCTACACAAATGCTTATTATGAAACTTATGGAAAAGGATTTCCTTCATTTAACCCATCCAACCCTTATACCCCTGGAAACTATAGTAATGCTTTAAGAGATATTCTTGGATATTTCTCAGCGCTAGAAAAAAATAGTTCTCAAGCATTTACTGGAATAATACCTGTAGCCTTATCTATAGATATGGATGGTATTGGTGGTGTTGTTATAGGAAATTTATTTAGAATAAATGATGATGTGTTACCAGCAGGATATAAAGGAACTTTTGGTGTAGGTAGAAAATTAGGATTTTTAGTTAAAGGATTTAATCAAAAAGTAGAAAATAATGATTGGGTTACAACTATAGAGGCATATCCATTTCTAATTCCTGATTCAGAAACAATTGATAAAGGTTTTTGGTATAAATTTTTAAAATATGGTATAGAATTAGGTAATGTTAAAAGATCAGAAAGAAAAAGCCCAAACAGTCTAGATAATACACCCACTGCTATTCAATTTTTTAAAGGTAAAGGATATAGTGATGAAGCAACAGCAGCTATAATAGGGGGTTTACAATCAGAATCTTTTACTACATTAGACCCCACTACAGAAAATAGTGGAGGGGCTTTTGGTATTGCACAATGGTTAGGTCCAAGAAAAACCACACTACTTACAAAACCAAATCCAGACTCATTACAAACACAACTTAATTTTATCCTTGAAGAATTTGATACTACTGAAAAAACAGCGGGCACTGCTTTAAAACAAGCTAAGACGTTAGAGGATGCAATAGTAGCTGCTTCTCTTTATGAAAGATATGGAGTAGTAACTGATCTAATTAAATTAGGTAAAAAACCAAGTGAGATAAAATATAGCGATATTGTTAATGGCAGAGAAATAGGTAATAGAGTACAATATGCTGAAAAAATATTAAAACAATTAAAATCTGGTGCAAAAACACCTCTTGCTAATAATAATGATGTATATAATTTTTTAAAAAAATAATGATACCAGCAGATAAAATATTAACAAATCAGTATACCCAAGGTAATGAATATATTTTTCCTAAAACAGGAAAATATTATCAAGGATATTATTGTGTTGTTACTAATACAAAATATTACACAGGTAAAACCTACACTAACCAATCAGAAGAACTATTTAAATTTGAAGTTACTACTTCTCCTACTGGTCCAACTTCATTACCACCACAATCCACTCCTACAAGATATTTTATTAGAAAAACAAATATATCTCCTATTACTATAAAAGAAGTAAGTGAAAATACTTATAGTAATTATACAAATGATCCGTTATATCAAATAACTTATGTAGGACCTAATCAAAGCATAGACCAAGCAAATAATCAACTTCCAGGATTAAAAGTTTGGTTGTTAGGCTAAAAATTTTGTCTTATATTTAGGATAATAAAAAGGTTATGTTTTATATCATTGAGAAATCATCTCAACTACCACATTCATTCGAGGATTGCTTTGTTAGGTTTATACCTACCAATGACAATTTTCACCCTACACTTACCGATTTAAGTTTAATATACATTAGACCACTAAACGATAAGAAGGGATATATTATGTGTTTAAACCATAACGAATCACTTGGCATAGACAAAATAGAATTACTTGATTGGTTATTAAACCATACAGGCAAATTATGGACATTAGATAAGAAAAAAGCATTACACTGGTTATACCCATTATCAGATAAATTATTCGACGTAAATTTCCTCGAACCTGTTGATATCAAATCGTTAGACAACGCGTGCATTAGCTACTACTATAGCAAGCACAATGCGTTGTCTAACGTTAACTGTTTGATACCAATCAGCAAACATTATGAAATGTGTGAGGCGATATTCGACATGGTATTACCTATTATTAAGCAATATACATTAGCAGACGAGGCGTTTTCATTTCAAAATTTTCGCACAGCAAATGTGTTCTATAATATCGAAATCAGCGGCATTAAGGTCGATAAAAACTGCTTTATTGAGCATTACCAGGGGAAGTTAACAAACCCTCAATTCAATTTAAATCGCAGTAAAATATACACTCAATATAATCTATATACCACCACATCTCGCCCATCTAACACGTTTAATAGCATTAATTTTGCTGCATTAAATAAAGATAATAGCGAGCGTATGTGTTATCGTCCAGAAAACGATAAATTCATCGAATTAGATTTTCAGGGATACCATCCACGATTAATCGGTGAGATGATTGGATTTGATTTTCCTAAAGATAAAAATACATACGATGTATTAGGTGAATTATTAAGTGTAACACAGCAAGAGGCTAAAGAATTAACATTCAAACAATTATATGGCGGTGTTTGGTCTGAATATAAAAATAAACCATTTTTTAAAGATGTACTTAAATATACAGATAGTATATGGGATACGTACCAGCATGGGGGATCATTTAAATGTAATAATAAAATATTTATAAATGACGCTGAGATGACTCGATCAAAGTTATTTAATTATATAGTTCAAAGTAAAGAAACATCAACCAATGTTGATTTACTAAAATTAGTATTTGATAAATTAAAAGGTAAAAAAACAAAATTAGTATTGTATACTTACGATGCGTTTTTATTTGATTATAGCAACGAAGATAAAGGTTTAATCCAAGAAATAGTCAATATATTGGATTATCCCGTCAATATTAAACAAGGTAAAACGTATCATGGTTTGGAGAAACTATAAATATTTATTATGGAACAAACTATACTAGATTTGAACAAGCTTTTCTGTACATTCACATCTCCAGCAGATTTGGAAGAAACAGTAAACACAATAAATCGCCGTTACGCCATTCTATT